CTTGGTCTTAGAAAATAGCTTAATTGGTCGGTGCGTCTTGCCCAGCTTAATCACCTGGGAAGGGAGTGGAAACCAACACAGCTCGCCCGTGAGGTCGCGGATCCACCATCCCTTAAGAAACGTAGCCTGATCCAGGCTAGTATGCGACTTGAATTTCAACTCGAATCCCATCTTGTGGGCAGTGTGCTCGGGATCCGCTCCCATAGCAAAACACTCCAACCAAAAACACAGGTTAGACATCGAATTGATGACCGTTGTCCAGTCAATCCCGGTCGCCAGCTGATACCCAGCTTTCCCCTTAATACGCACCCTCTTGCCTCGCGCACGGTACGGCATAGAACACACCGTAAGGATAAGGTCTATCACAAGAGCAGACACCCCAAGTATCTGCATCCAACGGGCGTGGGCGCGGAGGCACTCCTCTCGCTGCGACTGATCGTATGCACCGAAGTCGCCTTCTCCCACAGGTTGCTTGGCCCCGTGATGTTGCCAGCCAATGTCGCGCGTTGTGATGCTGTCGTCTCCCGACACCGCAATCACATTCCGCCCACTAGCCAGAATGGTGCCCATCTCATTGAGCTTCGCACCTGTATAACCCGAAGCGAAATACAACACAACATCCCCGTGATAGCCACCATCGAACACGCGGTGCAACACGTCTGCTACTCCTCGCGCATCTGGCGCAAAATTCACATGTAGGTTGTTGGACAACACAGTGATAGCTCTCGGCTTCACCGTCATCGTCCCGTTGACATCTTTCCAGGTTATGGTCTCATTCCATTTCACCATGATTTCCTTTCTCTCTCCAGTTATCTTCCCGATTTCCTGGTCCTCATTCGCGTTAAGCAAGCGCTTCGCTTTCTCTCCACCCATCGCGGCGGCGCACTCCACGATGGTCCATTGTTCCCCGGTGACACCCACCAAACACTTGGAAATTCTTCCCTCGGCGCGTTTCCAGATGGCTCTAAGCTTTTGGGGATCAGTTTCTCCCTTTTCAGCAGTATGCACTCTCTGTACTACAGCGGCCAACAGGTTCAAATCCGTTTTGGCAGGCTGG